ATCTGCACACTGTTCATGATTGTGATATTAGTCACACAGGGGGACTGATGCACAAACTAGGCTACGTCAATCGAGATTTGCCGTATAGAGGCCAATCGCCAACACCCAATCTGCGGGTGATGGGGATCACGGGCACCTATCTGCAATCTGGCTATATCAGCGGCAAAGAGCAAAACCACAGGCTCACGGGCACATCATGGGTGCGTGAGGCTGAGGAGATGCTTGCCACTGATGCCTCTGCCGCTGCCAGCTGGCGCGTGCTCAAGCAAACTCTGCTCGAGGCCGCATGGCGCTGGGAGCCCGGCGATGAGAGCGATGAGCTCTCAAAGCGTTTGTGTGAATACGCCAACGAGGCATTTGGATTTGATGGCTACCCGGGGCAAATCACCATCCCATGGGAAGATCAGCTCTCCTATATGTGGGAGTTTGCGCCCATAGGCTACCGCTACTTCGAGGAGCTTTACCGGGTGGCCCCCTGCGCCTCTGGAGAGATGCGCGTCTGGCTCGATCGCTTTGCCGATCGGGAGCCATCAGCGCACCTGCGCTGGGAGAGCGCAGACGGGCAAAACCTAGATGCAGTGCTGCAGGCCACCCGTGGCAATCGCCAGCCGCTGCCTATCCCGGCAGATAAGCTGCTCCTGCTCACCCTCAATCAGACGGGCAGTAATTTCGAGGGGCGCGGGCTGTTGAGGCCAGCCTGGTGGTGGTGGCGTTTCAAGCAACGCACCAGCAACCTAATTGGGGTAGGTGTCGAGCGTTGGGCAGTGGCCACCCCTCGCATCAGCGTGAATCGAGCTATGGCAGAGGAGATGGGGCTCACTGATCATGACATCGACACGATGATTGATCGAGCTGCGGCGCAGGCGCAGGCATATGTGGCGCAAGAGCAGAGCTATCTGGTGGACAACCCTGTAGTCTCATTCCAGACGTATGGGGAGCAGAAGTTAGACTCCACCCATGCGCTCAGCATCATCAGGGAGTGTGACAATCAGATCTCTCAATCGTTCCTAGCGCAATTTATCCACCTGGGCACCACAGACACAGGGGCGCGCAGTGTAGGTGAGGTGCATCTCTCTGTATTTAGGCGCAGCGCGCTCAATCTCTGCGACATGATAGCCTCGAGGGTGGGTGGGGTTGATCGTCGCGCAGCGGGCACCATTGGGCGCCTGATCAGGTGGAATTTCGGAGAGGTCAACCCAGCGCAGCTGCCAGTGCTCAAGCACTCAGGGCTGAACACTGACGATCTAGCAGAGAGCTTAGCCAGCCTCTCCTCACTGGTGCAGTCTGGCCTACTCACCCCAACTGATGAGCTCGAGCGCAGCATCAGGCTGCGCGTCGGTGCTGGAGATCTCCCAGAGGATGCAGGGCGCTCCTCTTATGAGCGAGTAGCATCAACTGCGCCCCCACTAGGTGGTGGGCTGGCGCTGGCTGAACGCTATCGCCAGCTCATGAAGGGAGCGGGCAAATGAGCTTTAAGCGCAAGCTGCGCCGCAGCCGCTCACGCCAGCAGGCCACAGAGCAGCTAGCAGAGCGTTATGCCCATATCGATTTCTCTCCGCCTGATGGGGTGCGTGCGGCAGCAGCTCGAGCACTAGAGGTGCGGGCTGAAAAGCCACCCTCGCAGCGGGGCATGACAGCTGTGGGCCTCGCGCGTGCGCGTGATCTATCCAATGGCAAAACCATCAGCCCCGAGACTGCCCGCAGGATGCTGGCTTATTTCACCCGGCATGAGGTGGACAAAGAGGGCTCCAGCTGGCCAGAGCAGGGCGCGGGCTGGCAGGCGTGGCAGGGCTGGGGTGGGGATGCTGGGTTTGCATGGGCTAGGAAATTGGTGAGGCAAATGGATGCAGCAGATCAGACGCTCGCAGAGCGCACTCCATACCGGGGCGCATTTAATGAGATCACGCTGGCTGAGCTTGATGGGCTGGTGGTGGTGGTGGATGACGGCCAAACCATGGGCCGCCCATTTGTCACCCTCAGCGCAGGCCGGGTCTCATCCCGCCTCTCTGGTGATGTGATCTGTGATGTCACCCCAGAGCACCTAGCTGAGATCAAGAGAGTCTTCGACGCTCGCCGCGCCTCTGATCCTGTGATCATTGATTGGAATCACCAAAGCGCTTCTGGCGGGCAGAGCACCCCTGAGCAGAGTGGTGCGCTGGGTGAGATCATTGAGCTGCGGCTCTCTGAGGATGGGCGCCAGCTGATCGCTGTGCCAGTCTACAATCAACGGGGGGCTGAGGTGGTGGCTGCTGCTGGCGGCACCCTCTGGAGCTCCCCTGAGTTTTTCCTAGGTGATGTCTATGCCAGAGAGAGCGGTGAACGCACTGGCTCTGCTCAGCTGTTGGCAGTCACCCTCACCCCCCGCCCACAGCAGGCAGCGTCTGCCCTAGAGCGGGTCACACTATCAGAGGAGATGAATCTGATGGATGTAGCAGAGATTGAGGCAATCGCAGATCTCGAGCAGGCGAAGGCGCTCCTGAAGCAAAAGGACGCGTTAGTGCGCGAGCTCGAGGCCCGTCTACAAGCCAGCCGCGATGAGATGGCTGAGGTTGAGGATGAGGAGCAGGCAGAGGAGATGGCAGAGGCCAACTCTGATGAGCAGGAGGAGGAGCAGATGGGTGAGTATAAGCGGATGAGTGAGCGGCTCACGCAGGCTAACAGCGCACAGGCTGCCCAGATTCAAGCTCTCACTGAGCAGGTGCAGGCGCTCGCAGAGAAAGAGGCGCGCACTCGCCGTGAGGCAGAGATTGGTGCCCTCCTCCGCAGCGGGCGCATCAGCCCCGCAGAGCGGGATGTAGCAGAGCACGCATGGGCGCTGGCAGAGCGCGGTGATAGCCTCTTCTGGGAGATGTTCTCTCGACGCGCAGCAGAGCACGCAGTCTCTCTCTCTGAGATTGGCCATGGCGCCAGCGGAGAAGAGATCACCCAGGCGACGATCGCCCAGCGCGCTCAGGAGCTCGCCAACACCGAGGCTATCACCTTCTCTGAGGCATATGAGCGCCTCGCACGCACGGAGCCCGCTCTCATTAAGAGCGCATTTGGAGGTTTCTAATGAGCGATAACAACAGCACCATCATCTCATGCGTGGCGGCTGCCACCATCACTGCGCTACAGGCGGTCAAGTTTGACGCCGCTGGCAAGGTCACTCCCTGCACTGTTGAGGGTGAGATCGCCTGTGGTATCGCACAGCGCCCAGCGGCAGCGGGTGAGGTCGTTGAGGTCTGCGTGCGCGGGCTCACTAAGGCCATCGCCGGGGCAAACCTCTCCGAGCAGGGCCTCCTCATGGTCAGCGCCGCAGGCAAGGTGATCGACTTCGCAGCAGGCGCTGGAAAGTACAGCGTCGCATCTTGGATCCCCAACATCAATCACACCACCACTGCAGACGCTCAAGAGGTCTTTGTGATCTTCGATGGCGCCTCTGAGCAGGGAGCATAATCGATGGCATCAGGCGGCTATAGCAGTATTCATCCAGTTAACGAGATCCTCACTGGTGTGGTCAATGAGGCGATCCCTAGCGATAGCCAGCTGATCGCACAGCAGGCCTTTGAGCCCATTGAGGTGCAGGATCGTAGCGGCACCATTCTCATTGAGGAGAGCCGCGCGTTTATGGGTGAGGCAGGCGCTGACCCCCAGCGGGCCCCGGGCGCCAGCCGACAGGCGCTCTCTCACTTCACCCGCTCGAGCACCACCTACAAGTGCGAGATTTACTCTTTTGCTGACTCGATCCCAATGGAGGACATCGAGGACAGCCAGTACCCAATGGCAGAGCAGATGCGCAGCGCGCGTCGGGTCAAGCGGGCTCTCCTCCTCGCTCAAGAGCAGCGGGCGGCGGGCGTCCTCTTTGATACCGGATCGTTTGCCAATGCCAGCCCAGCCACCAAATTCAACGCAGCAGGTGGTGAGCCCCTCACCTACCTCTCTGAGCAGATTGATGTGCTCCGGGCTGCTAACCACGGGATCATGCCTGACACCATGATCCTAGGTTATGATGTTTTCCGCGCGCTGGGCCGCAATCCTGAGATGCGTGGCTACATCACCACGGGCGCAGGTGGTGTCGCCTCTGGCAATCGCCTCCTGCAGAATGAGGTGATCATTGAGGTGCTGCGCGATCAGCTGGGCATCCAAAACATCCTCGTTGGTGCTGCTCGACGTGAGACCGCAGTGGCTGGCGCCGCCTCGAGCGAGTCGCAGATCTGGGAAGCTGAGACGATCGGCCTCTACCTCATGCGCGGTGGTGATCCGCAGGTGGGCCGCAGCGGCAACCTCAAGATCATGCCTCTCTGCGCTGTTGATCTCCGCTACAAGAGCTACATCGCAGGCGAGTATGACTCCCTTGATATGGTGCGTAAGCATGTCTATGGCGAGCACGT